CATCTGTTTTGTAATCTTTGATTTGTTGGTTTAACAGTTCTGTTATGTTGTCTGGTAAAGCTGAAAAATGAATACTTTCTTTTGTAATAATTTCTAAAACATTACCCATTGGGTCTCTTTGAATAATGTATTGTGATAGTGGGAATACTCTTAAACCTTCTTTGCCTACAAATAATAATGTATTACCACCAACAATTAAATGTTTAAGCGCTTCAAATACAGCAACTCTGTCATTAGACATTTCTATGTCATCCATAACAGCTTTCTCTATTTGAACTAATCCACTATCAATTTGTGTTCTTAAATTTTCGTCTTCTTCTAATTCTCTTACTTTAAAATTATCTATGTTTAATCTGAAGAATGGAGCATTTGGAGGTAATAATGATAATAATAATTTAGATGCGAGATTATTTACTCCTCTTGCTCCAATACCTTGATAGGTAGTTTGAAATTCTTCTGAATAGGTAGAGCCATCTTCTGGTATCAGAGTAGGAATAGTTAATTCTGAACAATCTCTTGCTCTCTCAAGATACATTTCTCGTTCTTGAGCTTTTGAATTATATCTACTTTCTAAAGTCTCACCTTGGTTTATAGAACCATCGTACTGTTTTTTCATTTATTATAGACCACCAATAATTGGTATTCGTAAATTAGATGAACCAGTTCTCTTCCTGTCGTAAGAAGAAGCCTTATTCATGCTTCTACCTTCAGCCTCGGCAAATCCAGCAGGTCTCGCACTACCTTGTGTTTTTTGTGTCACTGGTGGTGGAGCTGTTGGAGCTGGGTCTGGCATTGGTGGAGGACTGGGAGCTTTTACACTAACACACATTATTTTTTCTCCATTATATTTTCAGATTGCTCTTTTTGTTTTTGAATTAAAAATCGAACAACACTTCTTTGTCCAATTCTGTAGTACATTTCCTTCGGCTCCATATTTATATCTGGAGTTCTCTCTGGAAAATATTGGTCTAATGCCTTTAACAAGTCATCTGTTAGGACTGGTAAAGGAATATTGTTATCTTTTTCGTTCATATATCTAAAGTGTCCTTTTGTTGGTTATGAATAATCTCTATCTAAAATCATTTTTAAGTAATGAATTGCTTTCTTAATGTCTTCTTCTTTGCCTTTGTATGGATGTCTGCAAATGTATTTGATTGCGTTTCCTTCTGCGAATGGAAGTTTGTTTTCGTTTATAAAATAAGCTGGTTGCACCTTCATTTTAGAATAATGATTGCCACCTTCTTGATACTTTAAACTTTCAAATAAATCTTTGTTTGTCATCTTTTGTTTCTGTTTCGATACCATTGTTCCCATCGCATTTTTTCTCTATCTCTTTTAATATCTAGCCATACTGAAATAAGGCCTACTGAAGCTCCTCCAATTATAATTAAAGAAATATCTCTGATTAAATTTTCCATAATATTGGCTTCTCCTTTTTATTATCCCAATCAGATGCTCTTAATATTCGAGCTAATCTTGCTTGAGTAAGTGCATATTTTTTATCTAATTTTTGTTTTTCATATTCAGCAACTACAGCTTCCCACATTTCTGGTAAGTCTTTTTTATTTGCTAAAACTCTTGAAGCTTTGACACCTCCAATTGTTGGACATCCACCAAAACCATCGGTTAAATCTCCTACTAATGTTTGATACATAAAATTATAATTAGCAGTTTTTTCATCTACTATTTCTGTACTGTCATCATGTAAAAAATGATGGATACCAGGAATAGTTCTCATATCTTTGTCGCCTGATAAAACTACAATTTTATCTTTGTTGCCTGGTTTAGTTGCTAAAATTCCACAGACATCATCACCTTCTAATCCAGGTAATGCAACACTCTCATAGTTTTGTTTTAAGTATTCCTTAAGAGGTTTTACAATAATTGGTTTTCTAACTTTTTTTCTATGTGATTTATATTTAGGAAATAGGTCGTGTCTAAAATTATTCTTATGGTCTTCAGCTATAATAATTTTATCACAATTTAATTTTGATTGATAATTACCTAAAGTAGTATCAATAACTTTTTTACCTAGTTTAGCATCTGCATGTAAAGTCCAGATGTCATCTTCCCATTGAGTTGCCTCTTCTAATGCTGAAGCAATTCTATATACAAATAAAGAACCATCTACTACTAAAGTCCTTTTCTTTGCATCTATTCTTCGTATCATTTTATATCCTAATCTTCGTTAGTTTGATTATGTTTACAGATGGAATAGTTGTTGTGTTTCCACAATCACCTAATGTTCCATCTTCATTAAAATTCACATCACTAACGAATGTATGTGAATTGTTATTTGTTGAGACTAGCCAACCTGTAGAAATACAAATTGTTGGCTTGTAATTTTTTATAGTTTTTAAACTTTCCCAGGAGCAGGTTGAATTACAATCAATCCAATGAGCTAAATAAAAAGTATATGGAAATTCTTTTTTAGTTAGACTTGGTATCTTTATTTTTGATTTCAATTTCTCTCCATAGGTTTACAAATTCTGACATAGGAATTAAGACACACCTTGATTGGTAGTTATCTCCAAGCATCCTAATGATTTGTGATTTTCGTTTTTTATTTTCTTTAATAAATTTTCTGACTATTTGTTTAAGAACTTTAACTTCTGTAATCCATTGACCAATGCACACTTCTTTATTGAGCATAAATCTATGTATCCACCATTTGGCTTTTGTACTTCGTAAACCACTTGGTTTTCCTTTATAAGCAAGTTCAATACAAAGATTTCCAGACTTCTGCCAAAAACCAAATTCAGACTTAACTTCGAATTTATCCTTATCTAATCCCAGTATTTTACCTATGGATTTTTCTGAATGAACTCCTCTAGCTAAATCAAAGTCGAAATCTTTTGTGTTGTTAAACATAATATAATTTTGTAAAAGTCTTCTGTTGTTGAAGCCCTCGTGGTGAAATTGGTAGACACAAAGGACTTAATTAAATTTGAGTGCTTTAAGCGAAAGCTTAAAAGTAGAACTTGTTAAATTCGGTGAAAGCTTAACTGCTAATACCGAGCCAAGACATTCGAGTGATGTAAGGTGTAGAGACTAGACAGCAAGCTCCTTAACTGGAGAAGGTATAGTCCAGACCACAAAGCGTAAGCGTAGCGAAAGCTATAGTGGTAAGAAAATCCTTGCCCTTTTGGGAGTGCCAGTTCGAGTCTGGCCGAGGGCACCAACAACCTAATGGGTATCAGCCCAGTTGTTGCCTATCTTATATTCAGCATCTAATTCACATCGTAAATTAAAATGAGTACCTGCATCTTTAATTGATTGAACTGCTAAAGTTCCTACTTCATCTGCAACAGCAGACTTACACTGAAGTTGTAGCTCATCATGAACATGAGCAACCATAGTACAGGTATCTTTATCATAATTTTTTTCCTTTAATTTTTTGTGTAAAATAATTGTAGCCATCTTAATAATTAATGCGCCACAACTTTGTATTAATAAATTTAAACTTGAATGTTCAGACCTTGGAATTAATTTTCTTTTATCTAAACCTAATAAATATTTTTTATTTCTTGTTGCAATAATAACATTATCTCTTAATGCTTTAAGTGCAGGTAAAGCTTTAAATAAATTTGTCTTTATTCTTTTTCCTTCGCTGGAGCTTTTTCCAACAACTTCACCAAGCCTCGTATCTCCGATGCCATAGATGACACCATATATAACCCTCTTCGCCATATCTCTTGTTGGTAAGCCAATCTGTTTTTGATTGTAGGAGTGAATATCCCCATCGAGTAATTGCTTCGCAAAACTACCTTCATCGAAAGCACCGAGATAATGAGCAAGACAACGAAGTTCAAGACCACTAGCGTCACAGCCAATAAGACGAAAGCCAGCAGGAACAATAAATAGAGACCTACATTCTTTACCATAAGGAACACCAACAGAAGGCGTTTGTGCAACATTAGGTTTTTGGTGAGTGCACCTCCCAGTGTTTGCACCATTCGTGATAACGCTTCCATAAATTTTTCCATCCTGTTGTAGTTTTAACCAGGCATTATTTCCTTCAGCTAACATTCCAATTCTTTTAGCTATAAGAAAATGTTCTGATAATAATTTTGCTTCTGGAAAATTTAGTGTAGATAAAATACTTTCATCTACTTTTGGTTTTCCATCTGGTGTAAATTCTTTTGGTTTCCAACCCTTGTTCATTAACCTATCACTGATATGGTCTCTTGAATTTGGATTGAAAGTTAATTCTTTATATCTTTTTACTGGTACATCTTTTTTATAACCTAAAGTTTTGTTGTCTCTTTTAGGAATAAAAGTACCAATATATTTCTGCCATTTTGGGAAGGCTGAAGTTAAAGATTTCTCCAACTCCAACCTTCTGTTTGCAAGTGAGGCATACAGCTTCTTTGCAGAAGCCACATCAAAATGAAATCCATGTGCTTCTTGCAGATATATACATCTGGCAAAGTCGTGTTCTAACTTAATAGCCTCTTGCGAGTAGTTTTGTTTTTGTATTAATTTCCAAAATTCATAAGTGACTTCAACATCTAGTTCGCAATACTTTTGCATTTCTTCAGACCAATTTGCAAAGTCATTTGTTTTAGCAAACTCTCCTTTTCTTAAACCTAACCGATAACCCCAGCTTTCTAATGAATGTCTTCCTGCTAATTTTAATGGCAGTTCTTTCATTTGAAAGTCTAGTTCTTTTCTATTAGTCCATATCAGTCTGCTAACTAACAATGTATCAAATACATCGCCTTCAATTTTATATTCTGGATATAATTTATTAATGACAGGTATATCAAATTTTAAAATGTTGTGGCCAACTAACAAGCTAGCACCACTTAAAAGATATAGACCTCTACCAATTTTGTCTCCATGATAGGAATACATTTGTTTGGTATCTATGTCCTTAATAACAATTGAATGAATTTTAGTTGCTTCTGATAAGAAACCATTTGTTTCTATATCAAATATTAATCTCATATTAGTGCATCACAATTATTTTTATATTAAGTATTGTTGGTAAAATGGGAGCCACATGAAAAAATGCGTCTTCCAAAATTTGTTTAGTCTTTGGTGTATGAACAAAAAGTATTGGACATACATTCGGATATTTCAAAACTATATTCATTAGTTTCAAAATCTTTTTAAGAGTTGAATACATATAGATTTTATCATCGTCATCTAAATGTTCGAAGTCTTCATCTTGTTCTATGTATTCACGAAGGACATCATCAAGATGTTTCTCATTCTTGGACATCTGTAAAATCACCTTCAGATAATCTTCCAGTTTGTCTATTGTAATGAAGCGAGCAAGCGACACCTGTATCTCCTGTGTATCTATTTTTTAAAACTCTTATTGTAAGAATATCTTTAGTCTCCTCATTCTGCTGTGACCTCTCTAGTCCACAACAAATATCAGTGAGCTGTGCCAATCCATGGCTTCCTCTTAAATGACTTAAAGAAGTTATTGCTCCTTCTTCGTGGCCATTCTTATCTTGTATTCTTCTTAAGTGACATACCAGTATTAATCCAAAGTTTAATTCTTCTACTAAACTTCGTAGCCTGGTCATCGTATAATCTATTAATTTTCTTTCGTCTCCTTCAATACCAGAGACAACCATATTGATATGGTCTAATACAATATAATCACAATCACATCCTCTAACTAAATATCTAATTTTAGACATTAGGTTCTCACTATCTGTTGAACCAAAATGTTTGTGAAAATATGTTTTACCTTGAATTTTATTCCAGGAACTTTTTAAAGTTTCTTCATCTACATTTCTTCTAATATCTTCTTCATGTATCTTTTGGTTTAAATCAATACTCATTAAACCTCTTACAGTTCTAGCTACACTTTCTTCTAAAGCTATGTAGCCAACATTTTTATTTTTATTAATTAAATCAAATGCAATTTCTCTACAGACCTGGCTCTTTCCAGTTCCACTACCTGCTGTAAATAAAACTATTTCACCTTTACGAATACCTTTTGTTTTCTTATTTAGTCCAGACCATAAGTAAGGAGTACATTCTTTACTATCATCTTGAATAACTAAATCCCAAGTATCTGCTCCAGCAATAATACCTTCTGGTGTGTAAGGTCTTGCGTTCCAAATGTGATGAATAATATCTTTACCTCTGTTGGACACCAACATTTCGTTGGCATCCTTCATAGGCAACTTGGAGATAAGAGCTTTTTTTGGAGTAAACAATTGAGCACATTCGATTGATGCTTGATTACCTGCATCATCATTATCGAACATTAAAATAACATTCTCAAAACTTTCTAAATATTCTAAATTCTTTTTAATATATTTCTTCGCAGACTTTGCTCCAGATGGAACTGAAACTGTAGGCCAGCGATTTCCTTGAATTTTGGATACTGACATACAATCAACTTCGCCTTCTGTAATTGTTATCATCTTGCCACCTGGTTTCCATTTGTGCTGACCAAATAAATTAACTTCATCCATATCGCCTAACCAAATAAAATCTTTATTAGGAAAACGAATGTGTTGAGCAACTACTTGGTATTGTGAATTATAATAAGGAGCTATCTGTACTGGTTGATTTTTATATTCACCTATTTGGTAATTAAAAAATTTACAAGTATCAAAATCTATTTGTCTTTTTGATAACGCCTCTACTTGTCCTGTAATCATATCTGAATTTTCTTTTGTATTTGTGAAACTATTTACTTCTCCAGTTGCAGGTTCTCTGTACTCACAACCGAAACAGTAAGCATGTCCATCGGAGTACCTTGCTAGGTTATCTCTTGAATTACATTCTGGACAAGGTTCGTGTCTTACAAAATCTGAATTATTCTCCTGGCTCTTCATAACCTTCATCACCAGGCAATAGGTCTCCTTCTACCCAAAGTAAATCTGCTTTAGCCCATTCATCCACATCGAATGAAGGACAGAATTTATCTGAAAAATGATAGTGACCTTTTACTTCTGCTTTAGGATATGTGTTGTGTAATTCATCACATAACTTTTTTAAACTTTCCCATTGAGCTGGTTGAAAATTATCTTCTGCAACAGTGTGGTCGTCTTGAGTGACACCACCAACCATAGCGATACCTATACTGTTATGATTTTTACCACGACAGTGAGCACCAACTGCATCTGTAGTTCTTCCATCTTCAATGACACCATTTCTTCTAATTATAAAATGATAACCACAAGACAAAAATCCTCTTTCACGATGCCATCTATTTATTTCTTCAAAGCCAATATCCATTGAAGGTTTAGTGGCAGTACAATGTATAATAAAATAGTCTGTTGTTTTTCTACTCATAATTTTTCCTGTTGATTTAAAACTTCTTTGACCCATTCATCTGGTAAAAGTTTCTTTGTTGAATAGACACAATGGTATTTGAACCCTTTTAGTTCACACCATTTGCCATAAGTTGTTTTAGATTTTTTTCCAATTTTTGTTTTAGAATTTGAGAATACAAATCTAATATCTAAATCTGGATGTTGTTGTTTAATTAATAAATGTTTCTTCCTGTCGGAAGTTAAGAACTGTCCTTTAGTTTCAAAAATAATTTTATATGTATCTACTGCTGGACAGTTAAAATCTGGTGTATATTTGGATGGTTTTTCTGGCTTGAGGTAAGATACTTTGTAATCTTCATATCCGAATTTTATTTTTTTCAGAATAAGATAATCACTAAAATCTTCCTCAAGCTTTGACTTAAATTTAGAAGTCGGTTGCGCTGGAAACTTCTTTCGAAACTTCTTCATTGTCTTCCGACCCTGTGTTTTTTGTTGAGCTGTCTCCATGGACTTTATCGAAACCATTTGCTTCAGCAGACTGACCTCCACCTTCAACTAAATCTTTTACTTGTACTGATTTAAGTCTTAATGAAACTCCTGCACCAAGCGCTGGCGTGTACCATGGGTATGGTTGAAAGCTTACTCGAAGAATTGAACCACCCCAAATACTTATATCTGGACTAATAGGTTTTAATTCATTATCGAATAATGCTGGCCTTTGTTTGAATGTGTCACCAGTCTTACCATTTGTACCACTGGCTTTCATTTTGAATTTGAAGATGTATTTATCATCTTCTTGTTTGTAAGGTAATGAAGCTTCTTTGATTTGCTTCTTACCTGTTTTATCCTTGGCCTCTGAAATAGCTTTGTGTTGATATTCTTTTAATAATTTTAGAATGTCATTTGCTTGTACTTCATTAAGTTCAAGGTCTACTTTATACTCACCTTCAGCTTTAAACCTAACATCGCATTTTGATAAATGTGGATATATGGCTTTGCCAAAAGGAGAGGTATAGGTTTTTGCTTTTTGCATAAATACCCTCCTAGGTATGTTTGATTGATTTAATAATTGGGTAGCCAGTTAAATTCGCACACAACATATAACTGTTTTCGGCTACCCAATAAGATGAAGTTTCTATTCATCTATAGTGTCTTGTTAAAAACGCTAGCGTAGTTAATTAGCTACAAAAATAATAACTACCTAATACATTCTTCAACTCCAAGGTTCCTTGTGCTGGAGCATCTTTAACTTTATGTCTACTATCTTTGTGTATTTGTGGGATTATCTCTTGTTTAAATTCTTCAAGTAAATTTTTTCCATCAAAAATATTTACAAAAGCTTCTCTCACAGCTTGGTTCATTAGGTTTACATCTGTAGCTAATACACCGAAGCTATCGTGAACACATGCAAAGTCTTTGACACCATAGTCATTAGCTTTACACACTGCTCTCTGTAGCACAGCGCCATCTAATCCATGAACAAAACAAGGAGCTATAGAGTTAGCTACTTTACCTTTGTTTATTTTATTAGTTTCAATTGCTATAGATGTTTTTCTTATATCTGGTGTATAGGTTCCAGATTTTGGTCTGAATATTTTTTCACCCATATAAGTATTTATTCTTTTAGTTTCTAATATTGGACATACCATCTGGATTATAAACCCTGTAGGTGTAGTCCATACAACTGGCAATCCATTTTCTGAAACTAATTTAGATGTTTGTTGCAACCACTTCATCGCTTCTTTAGCAGATACAATAACTTTATCTAAAGCTTTCCAAACTAATTTAGATAGATACGCAGAACCTTTAAACATATTAGGTTGTCCTGGTATTGGATTTCTGTCTGTTGAAAAAGGATTATCTTTTATTCCATCTTCATCCATTTCTTCCAGGTGTTCTTGGATATATCTTCTACAAGAGAATTGAGTTAATCCATATACAATACACATTGTGACTTTCTTTGTAGTCTTCCTGTCTATTCCATACTTCAACCATATATCTTTTAACTGACTATCTGGTTCTTGATGTAATAATTCTAATGTTGCTTTTGCAACTTCACCATATACATCTTGAACACTAGCAGATGGAACTAGATTAACTGCTCTACCACCAGCATCATCTTTTAATAATGCTGAAAATATTTGTAATCCAGAATTAGTACAATCAGAATAACAAATTACATTTGTCACAAAGTTTAAACTCTTTCCAGATTTTACAAAGTTATTCCATTCAAAACAGAATGATAAGAATTGTACTGGTTCAGAAGCTTCAGCCCAAAACTCATAATGATTGTGTGGGTCTTCAGCAGATTGACAAATAAATTTTTCATTATCTTTAACCCAT